TAAGTCAACCTTTACCGCTGATTCGTGGAACAGATACTCTCTTCCATCCTTAACCGGAGGAGGGAATATCCTGCACTCGCGCACCCATCGACGAACTGTTTCAAGGCTTCTTGGGCGTCGCTGGCGTGCGTTCCACTCCTGAAGTGTCAAGTACATCGCAAAGTCTCCGCAATTACACGCAATAAAAGCCGCATTGATGCGGCAATGGTAGGTCTGGATATCTTGAGAAATGAACAGTCCTCATCGAGTGTGAGGCTGTGGTTAGTCCTTGCGTAGCTCGCTAATTCTTCTGTAAGTCTCTGGTGCTTTGTTTCCGTGTATCTTCATTTCAGACTTCAACAGAGCAACGAGGGAATCCCATTCGTTGAGGATGCCTTTGAATGCCGGAACGCGCTTTGCAACTTTGTCGAATGAAGCTCTGATTTCTGGAATCTGCTCAACAAGTGCAACGCATCGCCGGAAGTCTGCTGCGTCATGTGGAGCGCCGAAGTGATGACCATAGATATTCTTTTTCAGGCCACATGCGATTGAGGCAAGAGTTGCGCTACTGATGCCAACATCGCCAGTCGATTGCCATTTCAAAACCTTCATAGACAAATCTGACATTTCTTGTCTCCAATAAAAAAAACCTCCATCAGGCGGCTTGGTGTTCTTTCAGTTCTTCAATTCGAATATTGGTTACGTCTGCATGTGCTATCTGCGCCCATATCATCCAGTGGTCATAGCAGTCATTGATGTTCTCTGCTTCGATAACTCTGTTGAATGGTTCTCCATTCCATTCACCTGTGACTCGGAAGTGCATTTATCATCTCCATAAAACCAAACCCGCCGTAGCGAGTTCAGATAAAAGAAATCCCCGCGAATGCGAGGATTGTTATTCATTGCCGATATTCACCTTTATCGCGAACACCTTTACCGGTTTATCGCCGAAGTGGGGATGTGTGATTGTCTTGATTTCATATCCGTCATACGGGACGTTCATTCTGCGACTGGAGTCGTCTCGCTTCGGATATCCCTTTGTGATAATCAGACGGTCATATTCCCGGAACATAATTCGCTTATTCCAGTAGTCATTACACAAGCGATACTCTTCCGTTTTCTCTCCGCGAATCATGGCATCGAAGTATTCACCTTTGACGGCAAGTTGCAGGTTAGCCACGACCTTCCTCCTTTGGCTTGTGAATTTGTATCGTCATGCCGCTTTGAGTGGTGACTACAACGACAGAACCAGGCTGAAGGCTGTTAAGATTGAATGCTTCGTAAAACGAATCCAATGCCAGTGCTTTTTTATTCTTTCGGTTCCACCAACGCCATCCCTTGCTACAGGCTACACTGACAATCCACTGTCCACTCCTGTAAGCCATATAAAACCAGATGAGCAAAACCTGAAGGAATGCTATCCAGTCAATAATCGTATATTTAGCGAAGGAGTCCATCATTTTGCCTCCTGCGGCGGTTCCGGTAGCGGCATCCAGTGAGTTGCTTGCTCAATACCATTACCCGGCTTAATCGTTGCATCTCCGCGCCGAAAGGTGCTTCCGGTATATCGTGCGGAGCATATTAGCGGCTCAACCAGAGAGCTATCGAAATTCACCGAAATAAGTACGTTCTGGTTCTTTTCAGGCATTCGCTCACTACAGCTTATCCAACCATCCGGAATTACCGGAGAGTTGCCCGACAGCTCGTTCAACTTGTAAGTTTGGCTTACAGGTTCGGCACTATGAAGCATGGCGGCGCGGCAGGCTTCATCAACCATAGCTTCTACGTTTTCGAGAAGTACGTAACTGTACTGCTGCCCACTAACCCATTCTTTTCTGCGAGGTAATGCGCGTGGGTCCGCTACAAGAGATCGCAAACGTTCCAGAACAGCCGGCAATGTTGGCATTGGCGGGGTAGCATAAAGCTCGTGCATTCCATCTGGCAGCGAGTGACCTACATACTCACCGAACCCGTCAACACACATGCCCCCATCTTCAATAATGCATGACGCTACAGGCTTCGCATCCAGCGATGCGTCCAATACATCAAGCAGCGCAATCACAGTCTCCGGCGTAACCACAGCATGAAACGCCTGTAGGTTCTGCCACGTCGTCTTCTCCTTCGCGGCCTCTGCCGCCTCACGCAGTGCCTGATAGTCAATCTTGCTCACTGGTTGCCTCCTTTGCGAAGCTGCTCCGCACAATGCAGCAGGGCGTCCGTCGCTTCTTTCACCGTAACGATGTCGCCATCGTCCAGCCCGACAACCGTAGCGTCCTTAACGAACGCCGCGCAAAGGTCATCAAACGCCTTAGCCCGTACTTCATCCAGAAAAGCATCGGTGGCTGGAGTTTCGCTGTGGTGCAGGGCATCGTTGATAATCATTGCAGCAACTCCGGCCTGCCCTGCATCCGTGACCGACACATGCTCAAGAGTTACAGCCATTGCATGTTTCAGCCCAGCATTCTCCGCCGCCAGCGCAGCACACTTGGCCTCTGATTCAGCAAATTTACGCACCAGATATTCAGCGTTTGTTTCGTTAACCTTTAAATCTCGTGGGATGCATTTACCTTTCAGAAAACCATCCATCTCAATTAGTGACATTTGTTTCATTTCTTCCCACTCCGCCACATCGCATTCAGATATTTGTTGTCATTAACAGAACCGAAACTATTTCTCTTAAGCAATTCCTCTCTCGATGGCATTGGCTTTACGCGTTGGCGAATAATCATTTCTGCCGGAAGAATGCCGGGATTGTATGCAAGTCCTCTCATGATAAATTCCTCAGTCATTACTGATAGCGCCATAGCGTGAGCGGTAATTACTCAGGCGCGGGTCGATATATTCAGGGAATTTGTCTATTGTCGCTTTTCGCAACGGTCTCATTGCTGTTTCGTTTGTTCGGTCCTTCTCCTGTTTTAGCGCGAGTTGTATATCGCGTCGGTACATCCGTTCTGCTTTTGTTTCTGGCGTCAGAGCAAGAAACGCGTCGAAATTGTTTTTGATATTTTCCAGCACCTCCGCCTTGGAGCTACCGGAGCAGTTGCGCGGGTCATCCGCACCATACAGAGGCGCTGGCATAATGGGAGCCTTATTTTCAGTAATCAGAAAGGAGGGTAATCGTTCTGGCTGTAACCATAATCATCTGCATGATTCTGGCTTACGTTTTTAGAGCGATTGTCTTTATCTTTGAGACTGGCGACCATGTTGGCGATAGTTTCTGGTTGCTTGCCTTCTGCCTTTTCTTTAAGGGTTTGACCTGTTTGTGCAATAAACGGGATGCGTATTTCCATCTGGTAGCTGTCTGCGCCAGTCTTTTTGTTTGTGGTTAATACTTTCTGGAGCACTAACCCGATTTTCTTTCCATGAAATTCAGGTGCAACAAATTTACTGGCGGAAACCATATGCTGCGTTAATTGTCCAATCCCGGCACACCCCATCATGGCGTGAACGACATTTGCTCCAAATTTGTTTTCCGTTCCGTCATTTTTCTGAACACAGACGCTAAGATATTGGATTTTACGTCCGTCGTCGGATTCGCCAGAAAACTCAATAAATTTGGCTCCTTTTTCTGATTGCTTTAGTTCTGCTTCAGTAATGGTAATGATATGAGCGCCAGTTTCGTTAATAAAACCACCTTGCCCTGCGGTCAGTGCTGCTTCTTCGTTATAAGTAAAAATCACGTTGCTCATGCGGCGTTTTCCTTAATTTGATGAACATTATTGATGCCGTAGTAATCACAAACAGTGGCATCGACGAAAGAGAGATCGTTATCAATCTCATTGGAATCAAACATTCCCATTGGGGATTTAACAGTGTCTGCACCGTTGTTTTTCGTGGTGAAAAAGAACTGGTCATCACGGGTAAGGGTGCGAAGAACTATAGTAAACATGCCTTCAACAGTGATTTTCTCGTCCAGCATTTTGCCGATAGTTTTCATTTTCACGCGCCCCATAGGTGTTTCTTCGGTGTGCGCAAGAAAATAGACTCTCAGGTCATCAGGCGCATCCTGTGCAGCCTTAATCACCTCCCATGCGTGGCGGCCTATCTCAGTAAATTTATCAAACGACTTTTCTTCTGAGCGGCGCATAAACTCATTGCTCATCACATACTGGAAGTCATCAACAATAACGATTCTTTTCCCGTATTCGTGAGCACGCTTAATTACGGCAACTATTACGTCCCATTTGTCAGTGGTAACTACGGTTCCTTTTTTTGCTCTGGCATCCCATGCCAGCCATTCTTTTGATTTAAATGGTAGCGGCTTGCCTATTGGTTTTATAAGTATTGCTTCCTCTGGATTGATATTTCTCATGCTGGTTGATTTTCCGGTGCCAGACTCACCGAGTATTAATGTCGCAGTTCCCATAATTTGCCTCAGAATGGTAATTCGGATGGGGAGGAAAGAAACTCACGCTCATTCATGCGCTCTCTTTGTGCCTGCCATAAGCAAAGTTGTTTCTTTGATTTATCTCCCGCTTTACGCCAGTAACGAGCCTCAGCAATGTGATATTCTCTTTTTAATCGACTTAACTCTTGAGTTTTCGCCAGTTCTACCGGAATCATTTTGACCTCCATTTTCTGTAGGCTTCTACGGCTTCACGAAACATCTTTTCATCGCCAATAAAAGTGGCGATAGTGAATTTAGTCTGGATAGCCATAAGTGTTTTATCCATTTTGGGGAACTCCTGGCTGATTAAGTACGTCGATAAGGCGTTTCCATCCGTCACGTAATTTACGGGTGATTCGTTCAAGTAAAGATTCGGAAGGGCAGCCAGCAACAGGCCACCCTGCAATGGCATATTGCATGGTGTGCTCCTTATTTATACATAACGAAAAACGCCTCAAGTGAAGCGTTATTGGTATGCGTATAAAAAAGCCCTCACACTGGAGGGCAAAGAAGATTTCCAATAATCAGAACAAGTCGGCTCCTGTTTAGTTACGAGCGACATTGCTCCGTGTATTCACTCGTTGGAATGAATACACAGTGCAGTGTTTATTCTGTTGTTTATGCCAAAATAATTTTAATCAGCAATAAACTCTTCTGGTAATTTATCAACTATTTGATGACTTATTATCAGCCATTTGCCATCCTTCGTTTCGTATGCATATTTCTGGTCTTTTATCATCATGTGTTCAGCTACTGCCTTAACTGCCTGTTCGGTTACATCTTCTTTCTTTCCTACCCACATTCCTTTTTCAGTGTTTAATGTTCCTTGAAAAATACGACCACTTAATGGGCTTGCGCCCATGGTTTTAATTTTCATATAGCACCTTAAAAATGAAGGCCACCATCAGGCAGCCTTGTTGTTCTGTTTACAAAGTTCTCTGGCAATCATTGCCGTCGTTCGTATTGCCCATTTATCGACATATTTCCCATCTTCCATTACAGGAAACATTTCTTCAGGCTTAACCATGCATTCCGATTGCAGCTTGCATCCATTGCATCGCTTGAATTGTCCACACCATTGATTTTTATCAATAGTCGTAGTCATACGGATAGTCCTGGTATTGTTCCATCACATCCTGAGGATGCTCTTCGAACTCTTCAAATTCTTCTTCCATATCTCACCTCAAATAAGTGGTTTGCTGCCTAATTTCATTTTCTGGCGACCAACACAAGTTACGCCCATTTCACTGCGTGGATTGCGGTAGTAAAGATTGTGCCTGTCTTTTAACCACATCAGGCTCGGTGGTTCTCGTGTACCCCTACAGCGAGAAATCGGATAAACTCTATTCACCCCTACAGAGAGAATGATGGAGATTCACCGATGAGTAACTGGTGGCAGGAACTGTTACGCTTCTTCCTGCGTGGTCTTACGCTACAACAGTTAATTCATATGCTTATTATTTTAATTGCCTTGATAATAATTACCCCAGCATCAATTAAAGAGTGGGTAGATATAAGGAACCCCGAAATACTTCCAGATCACTGGATGTATTACGCAATGCTTTTGTGTATCAGTTATGTTCTGAACAGGGTGATGGAGTTTATATTTCTGGCATCTTCAGACAGATATAAAAAATATCTCAGTAAGAGAGATGAGGCTAAAGTAATTGTGGAGACTGAGCGCCTGTTCAATTCTCTGGGTATTCAGGAAAAAGAGGTTTTAGCATTTGCTGTTATGGCAAATAACAAAATCGTACTTAAGCACGGCGATCCGGTCGCTTTATCTCTTATGAGAAAAGGCCTTCTCCATCGCTCAGGTGTGACTTACAGCGCGTCAGGTAAAGAGAAATTTGTTATACCTGACGTCTGGTTCTATGAGTGTTATATGCGCTTTGCTGGTAAAGCTGATGAGCTAATTTAGTTCCTCGACGGCGGGGGATCGTCACCTCGCTGTCAGTTGTTTTGATTTCCGGTAGCCTGCCGCGTAAAGAGCTACGTTTGGAAGACATACACCAGTTTCTGGTTGCTTATGTCCAAACTCATTCGCATACACAATGGCCGCTCGCTCCAGATTGCGTCTGTATTCTTTCTGTTGCCAGATCACGTCCTGTGCCATGAACTTAATTGGCTTAGCGTCTTCTATGCGATCAGGCGTTTCGTGAGTACCTTTAGCCTGAATCTGCGCTCTACTTAGAGTAGGGCGGTGTAATACTTCTGAACTTATTGCTTCTTCGCGGGCCAGTACGCCGTTAGCTAATGCCTTTGCCTTTAAACGCTCACGACGACGAGAACGTGAATTGCCTTTGAACTGAGTTCTGCGTGTCATATGGACCTCCTGATGAACTTTAGTGGTGAATACAGCCGGGCGACTAACTCCGGTCGCGTAATCATTGCAAATCGCCTCCGCCGAGAAGGTTAGCTTCTGCATTCACCCCAAAGTTCACTTTGGTTATTGCGCTTTGTCAGCGCCGTAGATTCTTGCTTGAATCGTTGTATATTCACCGCCCTGGTAAGTAGTGCGTCCTGCTGATGGGTAAACTTTATCGGAATGATAAATTAATGACAATAGCAAAATGATAAATTCTTTTGGTTTTCAAATATCGTATTGATTCTTATGGTGTTTTATTTTGTTGTGGGAATTCGACAGGATAAATAAAGAGATTTGAGGGAGATCTGGATTGCGTGGTTTAGTGAGTTGTATCTGTTTATTTTTCAATAAATACAATTGATTATGTTTTTTAGGTGGACGATCGTGAGGCAAAGAAAACCCGGCGCAGAGGCCGGGTTTTCTTATTTTTCTTTGTTGGATTTTGCTTCCAGAGCTGCCTGTATTTTGAACAAACTGGATGATGTTTCTTTGAAATTAGATTCCATTCTATCTTCAAGCCTGTCAATTCTTGACGTGATTTCTGCTCGACTAGATTGGATGTTACCAGTTAGCTCTTGTCTTGATGCATTAATCTTGTCATTGATATTATTAGAAATTGCCCACGTTGCACCTATAACAATGGAAAGCATTCCGATAACGGACGTGAAAATCCCTAGCCAAAATTCCCAACGTGACAGTGATTTTACGCTCATCTGCGGCTCATCCTCTGCTGGTTGATCAGTTAGCTTATGCGGAATAAAAACTGGCATATCTTTACCAATGACGCCTTGCTGATATGACGGAGCAGGGCGACCATACCTGTATACTCCCACAACATGGAATTGATCATGATCATTATTATACTCTATTGGACGGAAGAAATCAGTCTTCTGATTTGTCATTTTCATCCACCGTATCTATATTTTCTTTTTTTGCATAATTCCCTAATTCAATGTTTTCTTGGACTTTTTTATAATTAAAAAATGCTGTGTATCCACAATTCAGGCATTGCATTATGATGACGTCATGGTTGTGACTTCTAAACAAAGCATTTGAATTTTCAGATTTTTTGTCTGAAATAAGTGCGCCCGGGATAGTATTTATCACATACGTATTCTCGTCTTCTGAAGAAATATTATGCGGGGTGAAAAGTGTCCATGACTCTCCCATGCACATTGGGCAGACATGTTCGCCTTTTAATGTGTTTAAATAATTAACAACATCATTAAATTTAAGTACTTTAAACTCTTTATCGCTCATGGTTTATTTCATCTTATATTGTTTTATTGCGTTTAAACGGCTTACCTAAGCGTATCCATTGACCGCTATTACTAACTAGAAAACTCACTCTGACTCTGATGTCAGGAATCTCTCAGCCACTCCCTTGCCTCGATGTCATCTAGGTGGCGAGACTGTTTCAGAATACCAGCCACATACTCCACCTTTGCTACTTGATGATGAGGCAAAGTTATTGGCCTGTGGTCCTGGTTGATGCTTGTAAATTGGTATTCTCCATCTCTGTCATAGCCAAGAATCTTGATCATGTTGTGTCCTTCGATGGTTCTGACAAACACCTCATCACCTGGGAATACTTTGGTGTTAGGCTCAATGAGTACATATTCTCCTGATTTTATTCTGGGCCACATGCTGTCTCCTTTCACACGAAGACCAAAGGCATCTGGATCATCGCTATAAATTTTGAGCCACCCATCGCGCTCTTCGGTCATCTCGATGGCACCATCAACACCAAGAATTGCCTCACCAACCACGCGCACTAACCCTTTTCTTACCTGACCGACAAAAGTTAAAGAATCTGAGCATGATGCAATTGGTGTTACATCATGTACCAAATCAAGCCACCCATTAGGTAACCCAAGTGCGGCTTCAAATTTTCTTGCTAGTTTATCCCCTATGTTTCGAGTGCTTTTTTCACCGGAGACTTGCGTGAGTTGAGAAGGGCTAACCCCAAGCTTATCGGCAAAGCTTGCATTAGTGTTACCCGCGATTTTTTTATGCTCATCTAGCAAAAACGCCAGATTCGATTTGCGAATATCTTTGTTTTCCATCTCACAATTTTCCCTCTATTTAGCAAATGGATAAATACGCAATATGATAAATTTGCATTGCGGTTGATTTATCAAAATGGTAAAGTTATTCTGTATGATAAACGGAGGCACTAATGAGTAATGAACTACTACGCTGGCGAAAAGAGGCTTCTAGTGAGGAATGGAAGCGACTCGCCGCATTAGCGAAAACTTCAGTTGGCTATCTTGATCAGATTGCATATGGATTTCGAAGAGCTTCCCCTGATAAAGCGAATGCAATCGAAGAGGCTACTCGTAATTTCACGGGTTATAAACCTGTGAAAAAGGAAAACCTGGTGTTCGTATCGCGTAGAGCATCGGCAGCATAAGTAACACCGCTATTTTCACAATGGACATTCGTCCTACGTCGCTGACAAAGCGAGTCCCAATATATCTGACCAACTAAGGCCATATGCGTTTCCACGCATACCTTTCAACTAGCTATTCACTATTGGAAATCTTAAGAAATGGAACAAACAAGTTACAGCAAACTATCACAGCGTGACGTTGATCGCGCAGAAACAGATTTACTCATCAACCTGTCAACGCTTACACAGCGCGGTCTGGCAAAGATGATTGGCTGTCATGAATCGAAGATAAGCAGAACGGACTGGAGGTTTATTGCTTCGGTCTTGTGTGCTTTCGGAATGGCATCAGACATCAGTCCGATTAGCAGGGCTTTTAAGTATGCGCTTGATGGAATCACCAATAAAAAACGCCCGGTGTGCAAGACCGAGCGTTCTGAACAAATCCAGATGGAATTCTGAGGTCATTACTGGATCAATCCACAGGAGTAATTATGACAAAACAACTCAGTCCTTACCAGGACAAAATTCACAAACACATACTACGTGATCGCTTCCTGTCCAGCTTCAAGCAGCCTGGTCGATTCCGGGCTGAGTTGGAAAAAGTGAAGCTGATGCAGAAGGAGAAAGGTCATGAGTAACATATCTAATCTAGCCGAAGCCAGAGAGGCCAGAAGGCTACAACAACCGCATCAAAGCAGCGGTAAGGGGTATGCCTTGCTGCACCGTAAAATTATGGATGTGCCGTTTTACAAGGACGCAGAAGCAGCGCATCTGTGGGTTCACTTAATCCTCAAAGCAAAGCATACGCCTGAGTATGTAATGACTGACGCAGGAGAAATTCTGGTAGGCAGAGGGAAGCTACTTGGCGGTAGAAACTCTCTGGCGTTTGAAACAGGACTCAAACCAGATCGCGTTCAGTACCTGCTTAGAAAGTTCAAAAAACTCGGCATGATTGACTGGGTTTCACACGGTAAATTCTCAGTTTTCTCGGTAGAGAAATATGACGATTATCAGTCAAATTTTGTACCAGCAGATTACCAGCAAATTACCACCTCAAAGCCAGCAATACCAATGCCTGTAAGCAATACAGTACCAGCAGATTACCAGCAAATTACCACAGATAAAGAATATAATAATATTATCTCTAATACTGACGTATTAGAGAGTGCCACAGCAGACAAAAAGTCTGACAAGAAAAAACCTTCCGTCAGCTGTCAGGATGTTGTCGATGCTTACCACGAAATCCTTCCTGAAGCGCCAAGAATCCGCGCACTGAATGACAAGCGTAAAAACCAGATCCGAACGTTCTGGCGCAAAGCCGGAGTTATAACCCGCCAGCTTGACGGGCATGGGTTCTCGATGCAGGACTGGAGAAATTATTTGAGCTACGTAGGCGAAAATTGCCGATGGATGTTCGAAGAGCGCCCAAACCATCAACGCGGAACTGTCTGGCACAAAAAGGGATTTGATTTCCTGCTTAACGATAATACCTACCTGAAAGTTCGTGAGGGTGAACACGATGACCGATAATTTTTATGCGCCGCCCCATAGCATCGAGGCAGAGCAGGCGGTGATTGGTGGATTGCTTCTGGATGATGACAGCAGTGAGCGCGTCCAGAAAGTTCTGGCGATGCTGAAGCCTGATTCATTTTACAGCCGACCACACAAAATCCTTTTCGAAGAAATAATCAGAATGCACCGGGAGCAAAAGCCAGTAGATGGCCTGACGCTTTTCGATGAACTGGAGCGTAAATCGTTAACGGCGTCTGTTGGCGGTTTTGCTTATATCGCTGAGATCGCAAAGAACACGCCAAGCGCCGCAAACATCGTTGCCTATGCAATGCAGGTTCGCGAAACCGCAATGGAACGCTACGCCATCAACCGCATGACTGAAGCGACGGAATTGCTCTATTCCCGCAACGGAATGACTGCGACGCAGAAGTACGAAGCTATTCAGGCGATTTTCACGCAACTGACAGACCATGCAAAAACCGGATCGCGTCGCGGCCTTCGCTCATTTGGTGAGGTCATGGAAGACTGGGTTAGCGACCTTGAGAAGCGATTTGACCCGTCAGGCGAACAACGAGGAATGAGCACAGGGATCCCATCGCTGGACAGGATGCTGTCACCGAAAGGTCTGGTGAAAGGCTCTCTGTTTGTCATTGGCGCTCGCCCTAAGATGGGGAAAACGACGCTATACAGCCAGATGGCAATCAACTGCGCAGTGCATGAGAAAAAGCCCGCTCTGATGTTCAGCCTTGAAATGCCAAGTGACCAGATACTGGAAAAACTGGTAGGGCAGAAGTCAGGTGTTAACCCGAATATTTTTTACCTTCCGGCGACAAATGACGCTGATGACGGCTATCAGGGTGATTACGATGGTGACTTCAACAGGGCGATAGAAACAGCCAATCGCTTGAGTGAAATCGACCTGCTTTACATCGACGACACGCCGGGATTATCTCTGACTCAAATCGTCAGCGAAAGCCGTCGAATCAAACGAGAAAAAGGATGCGTTGGCATGATTCTGGTCGATTACCTGACACTAATGACCGCTGAGAAGGCCGATCGCAACGACCTTGCTTACGGCATGATCACCAAAGGACTGAAGAACCTTGCCAAAGAGCTTGATTGCGTTGTTGTGCTTCTGACACAGCTTAACCGCGCACTGGAAAGCCGAACCAATAAACGCCCATTACCAAGTGACTCGCGCGATACAGGGCAGATTGAACAGGATTGCGATTATTGGGTGGGGATCCATCGTGAAGGCGCTTTTGATGACAGTGTTCCACCTGGTGAAACCGAACTAATCCTTCGTCTCAATCGTCATGGCAATACCGGTACGGTGTATTGCATTCAGGCAAATGGCGCTATTTATGACACAGACCAACTGTCTGCTGAAATTCGCCGCCGTGAACGCGAGGAACCGCAGTCCAAGAAGAAAGGAGGATTCTGATGACTATCTACATCACTGAGCTAATAACAGGCCTGCTGGTAATCGCAGGCCTTTTTATTTGGGGGAGAGGGAAGTCATGAAAAAACTAACCTTTGAAATTCGATCTCCGGCACATCAGCAAAACGCTATTCACGCAGTACAGCAAATCCTTCCAGACCCAACCAAACCAATCGTAGTAACCATTCAGGAACGCAACCGCAGCTTAGACCAAAACAGGAAGCTATGGGCCTGCTTAGGTGACGTCTCTCGTCAGGTTGAATGGCATGGTCGCTGGCTGGATGCAGAAAGCTGGAAGTGTGTGTTTACCGCAGCATTAAAGCAGCAGGATGTTGTTCCTAACCTTGCCGGGAATGGCTTTGTGGTAATAGGCCAGTCAACCAGCAGGATGCGTGTAAGCGAATTTGCGGAGCTATTAGAGCTTATACAGGCATTCGGTACAGAACGTGGCGTTAAGTGGTCAGACGAAGCGCGACTGGCTCTGGAGTGGAAAGCGCGATGGGGAGATCGGGCTGCATGACTATCAAATCAAATACGCCGGCACACGACAAGGACTGCTGGCAAACGCCGCTTTGGCTTTTTGATGCACTGGATATTGAGTTTGGATTCTGGCTGGATTCGGCAGCGAGCGACAAAAATGCTCTGTGCGCTCACTGGTTAACTGAGGCCGACGACGCGCTCAATTCTGAGTGGGTAAGCCACGGTGCAATCTGGAATAACCCACCGTACAGCAATATCAGGCCGTGGGTGGAAAAAGCCGCTGAGCAGTGCATACAACAGCGACAGACGGTAGTGATGCTTGTGCCAGAGGATATGTCTGTCGGATGGTTCAGCAATGCTCTGGAGAGTGTCGACGAAGTTCGCATTATCACTGATGGACGGATTAATTTTATCGAACCATCGACAGGTCTGGAGAAGAAGGGAAACAGCAAAGGCTCCATGCTGCTGATTTGGCGACCGTTCATCAGTCCTCGACGGATGTTTACTACCGTATCCAAAGCGGCATTGATGTCGATCGGGCAGGGCGTCAGGAGGGCGGCATGAGGCGACAGCGACGAAGTATCACCGACATCATCTGCGAAAACTGCAAATACCTTCCAACGAAACGCTCCAGAAATAAACGCAAGCCAATCCCAAAAGAATCTGACGTAAAAACCTTCAACTACACGGCTCACCTGTGGGATATCCGGTGGCTAAGACATCGTGCGAGGAATACAAGGTGATTGACCCAAATCGAAGTTACGAACAAGAAAGCGTCGAGCGGGCTTTAACGTGCGCTAACTGCGGTCAGAAGCTGCATGTGCTGGAAGTTCACGTGTGTGAGCACTGCTGCGCAGAACTGATGAGCGATCCGAATAGCTCAATGTACGAGGAAGAAGACGATGAGTGATTTCTCTAAGCTTATTTCCTTCAAAAAAGACAGAGAAGAAATGCGGACTGAATCTGTCTATTACGTTCAACACCGGAATAAACGCTCTGTGCTTGATCAGGAGCTGGTTATTACCGGAGACCTGGCATTCAGAACATATAAGGCCAGCATGGAAATGAAGGATTTCCCTAAATGTGGTTCTGAAAGAGAAGCCGCGTTAAAGCTGGCTGAGTGGATGCAGAGAATGGCTGCTGCAATTGAGAATTACTGGAGTGAACCATAATGGCTAACCTACGCAAAGAAGCACGCGGCAGAGAATGCCAGGTACGTATTTACGGCGTATGCAATGGCAATCCTGAAACTACAGTTCTGGCACATTACCGGATGGCTGGAATTTGCGGAACGGGAATGAAGCCTGACGACCTGATCGGCGCATGGGCTTGTAGCGCGTGTCACGATGAAATCGACCGACGCACCCATAATCTCGACAACAAAGACGCCAGACTTTACCACCTCGAAGGCGTGATCAGGACGCAGGCGATACTGCTGAAGGAGGGGAAGATTAAGCCATGAATGAATATCAGTTTGTGCTTCCATACCCGCCGTCGGTGAACACCTACTGGCGAAGACGGGGAAGCCAATACTACATCAGCGATAAAGGCCAGAAATACCGAAAAGACGTTCAGCAAATCATCCGCCAACTCAAGTTAGACATTTTCACCAAATCACGACTCCGCATCAAAGTCATCGCAGACGCTCCAGACTCCCGCCGCCGCGACCTCGATAACATCCTGAAGGGTTTACTCGACTCCCTTATCCACGCCGGATTTGCGGAAGACGACGAGCAATTCGATGACATTCGCGTAATTCGTGGTGTGAAAGTACCAGGCGGAAGGCTTGGAATAAAAATCACCGAACTGGAGAACGTATGAACGCCACAATTCAAACGATACCAGAGCTTCTTATCCAGACACGAGGCAATCAGACCGAAGTGGCGAGGATGCTTTCCTGCGCAAGAGGAACAGTGCTCAAGTACAACCGAGACAGCAAAGGCGAGCGTCACGTAATAGTTAACGGCGTCCTGATGGTCAAACAGGGCAAGAGGGGAAGACGATGAGCATAAGAGAACTAAACCTCACCAAAGAGCAGCACGAGTGGCTGAATGGCTGGCTTGAACTGTGGGGCGCATGGGTTTATTCAGGTCGTCTGGAAAAGCGCATGAGCAGCGTAATAGCGAAGTTCATGGAGAGCGTAGAGCCGGGAAGAGTTATGACAAGGCCAATGTGCAATGATGATGATGGAATGTTGATTTCTCAGGTCGTCGATTCCGTCATGTACATTGACAAAAAAGCCTTTGGCATCCTCCTCAGCTACTACGCTCATGGTTCATCTAAGCGAGCAATTGCATCCTACTATCAAGCGACTGCAAAGCCACGCAAGATGTGTGGACGTGGTGGCGAGGGATGGAGAAAACCTTCACTGGCAACCTGTAGAAACGAAATTGACGACATCCTGAAAGCGTCGTTATTTGTTTTGTACCAGCCAATGCAAAATGCTTTCAAAATGCGTAAACGTGTTGAGAAAGTTAAGCATGTTGCTGTTAAAAGCCTTGACATGCAATTATCCATTTAGCCATAATTAGAAGGTAAGCTGCCGTTAGTGACTCTTAAGTTGCAACGGTGGCTTTTTTTATTTGGGTCAGTCGTATAAAGGTCATTACGGAAGGCTGTTAACCTTCTTATCGTGGTTCGAGTCCACGCTGTCCCGCCAAACATGCTGGTTTAGCTCCAATGGTAGAGCAGTCGCCTTGTAAGCGAATGGGTAGCGGTTCAAGTCCGTTAACCAGCACCATAACTGAGCCGTAGCCACTGGCTATCCTGAATTCATCAGTGATAGTTACGCTGCGGCATTCTACGCATGACCTTCGTGAAAGCGGGTGGCAAGAGGTTGCGCTAACAACCTCCTGCCGTTTTGCCCGTGCATATCGGTCACGAACAAATCTGATTACTAAACACAGTAGCCTGGATTTGTTCTATCAGTAATCGACCTTATTCCTAATTAAATAGAGCAAATCCCCTTATTGGGGGTAAGACATGAAGATGCCAGAAAAACATGACCTGTTAGCCGCCATTCTCGCGGCAAAGGAACAAGGCATCGGGGCAATCCTTGCGTTTGCAATGGCGTACCTTCGCGGCAGATATAATGGCGGTGCGTTTACAAAAACAGTAATCGACGCAACGATGTGCGCCATTATCGCCTGGTTCATTCGTGACCTTCTCGACTTCGCAGGACTAAGTAGCAATCTCGCTTATATAACGAGCGTGTTCATCGGCTACATAGGTACTGACTCGATAGGTTCGCTTATCAAACGCTTCGCTGCTAAAAAAGCCGGAGTAGAAGATGGTGGAAATCAATAATCAACGTAAGGCGTTCCTCGATATGCTGGCGTGGTCAGAGGGAACTGATAACGGACGTCAGAAAACCAGAAATCATGGTTATGACGTCATTGTTGGCGGAGAGCTATTCACTGATTACTCCGATCACCCTCGCAAACTTGTCACGCTCAACCAAAAACTCAAATCAACAGCCGCCGGACGTTACCAGCTTCTTTCCCGTTGGTGGGATGCCTACCGCAAGCAGCTTGGCCTGAAAGACTTCTCTCCGAAAAGCCAGGACGCTGTGGCATTGCAGCAGATTAAGGAGCGTGGCGCTTTGCCGATGATTGATCGTGGTGATATTCGTCAGGCAATCGACCGTTGCAGCAATATCTGGGCTTCACTGCCTGGGGCTGGTTATGGTCAGTTCGAGCATAAGGCTGACAGCCTGATTGCAAAATTCAAAGAAGCAGGGGGAACGGTCAGAGAGATTGAGGTATGAGCAGAGTCACCGCGATTATCTCCGCTCTGGTTATCTGCATCATCGTCTGTCTGTCATGGGCTGTTAATCATTACCGTGATAACGCCATCGCCTACAAAGAGCAGCGCGACAAAAACGCCAGAGAGCTGAAGCAGGCGACCGCTACCATTACTGACATGCAGCAGCGCCAGCGTGCTGCTGATGCACTCGATGCTAAATACACGAAGGAGTTAGCCAATGCGAAAGCTGAAAATGATGCTCTTCGGCGTAAGCTTGATAATGGTGGTCGGGTGCTCGTCAAAGGAAAATGCTCTGTGCCATCCTCAGCCGAAACCTCCAGCGCCTCCGGCATGGGCAATGATGCCACCGTCGAACTCTCTCCAGTTGCTGGACGAAACGTTCTCGGTATCCGGGACGGAATTATCCTCGACCAAACAGCACTGAGAACGCTTCAGGAATACATCAGGACGCAATGCCTTCGATGATAGCGATAATTTTACTCATCATCCTTCACATCTGGCTCTGTAGACAGGATGGTGATCACTTCTGGAGTGAATCCAGATTAAACATCTCATTGCTGATGCTTGATATTGAGCATCTTGCGCGCGGTAAGGGGCTGCGTTGAGATAAGAGCCAGTCATTACAAATACCAGGATTTAGCCTCGCATTCGCGGGGCTTTTTATTGCCATTACAAAAGCCACTCCCTACAGAGTGGCTTTGATAATGGCTTATACCCTACACGGGATAACTTAACTGATATCCCTTTTAACGGATAAACGGAGCCAACAATGGCAGAGATTATTCCCATGACTGAAGAACAGAAATTCCAGCTAGAGATTTACAAACTGGTCATGAACCAGAACGCAGCCGCAGAGGAAGCATTTCAGTTCATTGGCACTGACGAGCTGAAGCTTGAGCTATTCAAAATTCACTTCCAGTCAGGCGGCGCTAATTCAGATATCACGACCCGCACTATCGAAGCGGTGCGTAAATCGAAGGAAGCGTTAGACCTGTTCACTACCGGAGCATGATGTGAGTCGCGTAATCAATTTGGGTAAGGAGAAGAAATTCCCAATTACTCAAGGGCTATACGAGCGGCTGGAAAGCGCCATCCATGATTACGATGGTGAAATCAGTTTATGCGAGGCGATTGGCACACTCGAATTGCTGAAGCAGTCACTGATTGAAGGCGCGAAAGAGTCCTCAACCTGAAATAACAACTAAGTGAGATGAATATGGCAGCACCAAAGGGCAATCGATTTTGGGAGGCCCGCAGTAGTCATGGGCGAAATCCTAAATTCGAATCGCCTGAGGCGCTGTGGGCTGCTTGTTGTGAATACTTCGAGTGGGTAGAAGCTAACCCGCTATGGGAGATGAAGGCGTTCTCGTATCAAGGTGAAGTGATACAAGAGCCTATCGCCAAGATGCGAGCGATGACCATTACCGGCCTCACTCTGTTCATTGATGTGACGCTTGAAACATGGCGCACATATCGCCTGCGAGAAGATTTATCTGAAGTCGTTACGCGAGCAGAACAGGTCATCTACGACCAGAAATTCTCTGGCGCAGCCGCTGACCTTCTCAACGCTAACATCATCGCCCGTGATTTGGGCCTCAAAGAGCAGTCGCAAGTTGAAGACGTGACGCCTGATAAGGGAGATCGCGATAAGCGACGCTCTCGTATCAAGGAGCTATTCAACCGTGGAACTGGACGCGATTCTTGATAACCTGAGCGACGAAGAGCAAATCGAATTGCTCGAGCTACTCGAAGAAGAAGAAAAATACCGGAACACACACCTGCTATATGAATTTACGCCATACAGCAAACAGCGTGAGTTCATCGACGCCGGGCATGACTATCCAGAGCGCTGTTTTATGGCTGGTAACCAGCTTGGTAAGTCATTTACTGGTGCTGCTGAAGTCGCGTTTCACCTTACCGGACGTTATCCGGGAACAAAAGGATATCCGGCTGATGGTAAATATGGCGGGGAGTGGAAAGGTAAGCGTTTCTATGAGCCTGTTGTCTTCTGGATTGGTGGAGAGACAAACGAGACTGTAACCAAAACGACTCAACGCATCCTGTGCGGTCGTATCGAAGAGAATGATGAGCCTGGCTACGGTTCCATACCGAAAGAAGACATCATTAGTTGGAAGAAGTCTCCTTTCTTTCCGAACCTTGTTGATCACCTTCTGGTTAAGCATCACACGGCTGATGGCGTTGAAGATGGCATTTCAATCTGCTACTTCAAGCCATACTCGCAAGGCCGCGCTCGCTGGCAGGGTGACACAATCCACGGCGTGTGGTTTGACGAAGAGCCACCATACAGCATTTATGGCGAAGGTCTTACCCGTACCAACAAATACGGTCAATTCTCAATTCTGACGTTTACCCCGCTGATGGGGATGTCTGACGTTGTTACCAAGTTCCTGAAGAATCCCAGCAAGTCTCAGAAAGTGGTCAACATGACCATCTATGACGCTGAGCACTACACCGACGAGCAGAAAGAGCAAATCATCGCATCCTATCCCGAGCATGAGAGAGAGGCGCGTGCTCGCGGTATTCCTACGATGGGTAGTGGTCGAATCTTCCAGATACCGGAAGAGACGATTAAGTGTCAGCCGTTCGAGTGTCCTGATCACTTCTACGTAATTGGCGGGATGGATTTCGGATGGGATCACCCGCAGGCGCAGGTTCAGCTTTGGTGGGATAAGGACGCAGACACAATCTACGTTTCACGCGTGTGGAAGGCGAAAGAAAAAACAGCCGTTCAGGCGTGGGGAGCCGTTAAATCATGGGCGCATAAAGTGCCAACTGCATGGCCTCATGACGGAAACCAGCATGAGAAGGGCGGCGGTGAGCAGCTCAAAGGGCAGTATGCAGACGCTGGATTTATGATGTTGCAGGAGCATGCGACATGGCCTGATGGCGGTAATGCTGTTGAGCCTGGCATCGCTGAATTGCGCGACATGATGCTCGATGGTCGCTTCAAAGTATTCAACACCTGTGAGCCATTCTTTGAGGAGTTCCGCCTCTATCACCGTGATGAAAACGGGAAAATCGTCAAGCTTAACGACGACGTGCTATCCGCCGTTCGCTATGCATACATGATGCGCCGCTTCGCAAAAATGATGCGCGACATCAAAAAACCAAAAGAGAAAAAGATACCAGCCCCAATCAGGCCCATCGCACGGAGAACTTAAATGGCCGACGAAAACAGACTCAATTCCATTCTGTGTAAGTTTGACGCAGATTGGATGGCGAGCGATGAAGCCAGAACCGAGGCGACAAATGACCTGTATTTTAGCAGAGTGTCGCAATGGGATGACTGGCTATCAAACTACACCACCCTGCAATATCGCGGACAATTCGATGTTGTCCGCCCGGTGGTCAGGAAGCTTGTCGCAGAGATGCGCCGGAACCCTATCGACGTTCTCTTCCGACCAAAAGATGGCGCTAATCCTGATGCTGCCGATGTGTTGATGGGGATGTATCGTACTGATATGCGCCATAACACGGCAAAGATTGCCGTTAACGTTGGCGTTCGTGAGCAGATAGAGTCTGGCGTTGGTGCATGGCGTCTGGTCACGCAGTACGAAGACAACGACCCAACAAGCAACAATCAGGTAATCCGACGCCTTCCAATCCATGAAGCCTGCTCACACGTCATATGGGACGCCAATAGCAAGCAGATGGATAAGAGCGACGCTAAGCACTGCACGGTGATTAACGCCTTGTCACGCAATGGCTGGAAAGAGTTCGCAGAGGATTACGGTATTGATCCGGACACCTTGCCATCTTTCCAGAATCCGAACGACACATGGCTGTTTCCGTGGGTATCGAATGATGTCGTCTACGTCGCTGAGTATTACGAGGTCGAAGAGAAGAAAGAGAAGGTCTTCATCTACCGCGACCCGCTGACAGGTGAGCCGGTCAGCTATTACCAGCAGGATATCAAAGACGTCATCGACGACCTGGCTAATCGTGGATTCATTAAGGTAGCAGAGCGTAAGGTCAAGCGTCGGCGTGTGTATAAGTCGATCATCACCTGCACGCAGATACTGAAAGACCGCGAGAAGATAGCTGGAGAGCATATCCCAATCGTTCCAGTGTATGGCGAATGGTCATTCGCTGGTGACAAGGAGTGCTACGAAGGTGTAGTAAGGCTGACGAAAGACGGTCAACGCCTTCGTAACATGATCATGTCATTCAACGCCGATATTGTTGCTCGTTCACCGAAGAAGAAACCGACCTTCTTCCCTGAGCAAATCGAAGGATACGAATACATGTACGGTGGAAATGATGACTATCCGTACTATTTGCAGAACAAGACCGATGAAAACGGTAACGACCTGCCGATTGGTCCAATCTCCTACATGGAAAACCCTGAAGTGCCGCAAGCCAACGCTTACATGCTTGAGGCTGCCACCAATGCAGTGAAAGAGGTGGCTAGTCTTGGTGTGGATGCGCAGGCAGCAAACTCTCAGGTAGCTTTCGATACCGTCAATCAACTGAACATGCGGGCAGACCTTGAGACATACGTGTTTCAGGATAACCTGGCTACCGCAATGCGACGTGATGGCGAGATTTATGCCTCAATGGTCAACGATATTTATGACGTTCCTCGTCATGTAACGCTGACACTTGAAGATGGAAGCGAGAAAGACGTTCAACTCTATGTGCAAGTTGTCGATTATCAGTCCGGCAATGTGGTCACACTCAACGACATTCGCGGTCGCTATGAGTGCTATACGGACGTTGGGCCATCCTTCCAGAGCATGAAGGAACAGAACCGCGCAGAGATTCAGGAATTGCTCACCAAGGTTCCGCAAGGTACTCCAGAGTTCCAGATGCTGATGCTGCAATACTTCACGCTCCTTGACGGTAAAGGCGTCGAGATGATGCGAGAGTACGCGAACAAGCAACTGGTGATGATGGGGCTGAAGAAACCAGAAACACCTGAAGAGATGGAGATGGTACAACAGGCACAACAACAGCCGCAGCAGCCATCAGCAGAGCAAATTCAGGCGCAGGGCATCCTTCTGCAAGGTCAGGCTGAATTGCTCAAGGCAGAGAACCAACAGGCGCAGATTCAGGTTGAAGCTGCCAAGGTTGAAGCACAAAACCAACTCAACGCCGCGAAGATTGCGGAAATCTTCAACAATATGGACCTCGACAAGCAGGCAGAACTGCGTGAGTACCTCAAGCTCGTAGGTCAATTCCAGCAACAGCGCAGCAAAGATGCTCGCGCTAACGCTGAGCTGCTTCTTAAAGATGCAGACCAGACTCATTCACAGCGCATGGATTTCGCGAATCTTATGCGTCAAGTTCAAATCCCCTCCGGCGGAGTAGCCGAGACCCCTCAATAAGAGAGAGTTAATCATGGACCAAACCACCGACATTCAGGCTTCTGAAGAATTAACCGTGCCCGGCAATCATGTAGCGGCATCTGCTGATGGCTTAGTTGTCGATAATGCCAACGACAGCGCAGGTCAGGAAGAAGGCTTTGAGATTGTCCTGAAAGACGATGAGAAACCAAAACAAGACCCGGCAACTAATGCTGAATTTGCCCGTCGCCGCATCGAACGCAAACGCCAGCGTGAGCTTGAGCAGCAGATGGAAGCGGTTAAGCGTGGAGAGTTGCCGGAGCACCTGCGGGTGAACCCTGAGTTACCAAAACAACCAGACCCTAACGATTATCTTTCCGAAGATGCACTGGCTAAGTACGACTATGACCAGAGCCGCGCACTGGCTGCCTTCCAGCAGGCAAACAGTGAATGGCAGATCAAGGCTATGGACGCACGAAGCCAGGCTGTCGCCGAGCAGGGTCGCAAAACTCAGGAGTTCACCCAGCAATCAGCGCAATACGTCGAGGCAGCCCGTAAGCACTACGACGCAGCGGAAAAGCTCAATATCCCTGACTATCAGGAGAAAGAGGACGCATTCATGCAACTGGTGCCGCCAGCAGTCGGTGCCGACATCATGCGCCTCTTCCCGGAGAAATCCGCTGCTCTCATGTATCACCTTGGTGCTAATCCTGAGAAGACACGCCAGTTGCTGGCGATGGACGGGCAATCCGCGCTGATTGAACTCACTCGACTGTCAGAACGTTTAACTCTCAAGCCTCGAGCCAAACCTGTTTCAGAAGCCCCGCTACCTGATGAACCCATTCAGGGACACGCTGTTGCTGCAAATATATCTGCGATTGAAAAGCAGATGGAAGCGGCAGCAAACAAAGGGGATGTAGAGACATACCGCAAGCTCAAGGCGCAACTGAATAAAGGAATTCGATAATGGCATTAAATGAAGGTCAACTGGTCACGTATGCTCTGGATGAAATCATCGAAACCGTCCAGAACCTGACGCCAATGGCGTCCAAAGTGACAAAATACACCCCTCCGGCAGAATCCATGCAGCGTTCAAGCAACACCGTGTGGATGCCTGTTGAGCAGGAAGCGCCAACCCAGACTGGCTGGGATTTAACTGGCAACGCAACCGGGATTCTGGAACTCTCCGTGAAATGCAACATGGGCGATCCGGATAACGATTTCTTCGAGCTTCGTGCAGATGACCTGCGTGATGAGCGTTCTTACCGTCGTCGCATCCAGGCATCCGCCAAAAAACTGGCGAATAACATTGAGTCAGCAATTGCCAAACAGGCAACCGAAATGGGCTCGCTTGTTGTTCACGATGCCCGCGCAATTGGTCCATCTACTGGCCTGTCTGGCTGGGATTTTGTGTCTGATGCAGAGCGCCTGATGTTCTCCCGCGAACTCAACCGCGATATGGGCATCAGTTACTTCCTGAACCCTGACGATTACCGCAAAGCAGGCCGCAACCTGGTAGATGGTGACATCTTCGGGCGCGTTCCTGAAGAAGCGTATCGCAACGGTACTATTCAGCGTCAGATTGCTGGCTTTGATGAAATTCTTCGCTCACCGAAACTTCCGGCAGTTACCAAGTCAACCGCTACTGGTGTAACTGTTTCTGGTGCGCAGAAGTTTAAGCCGCAGGCATACACTCTTGATACCGATGGTAACAAAGAGAACGTCGACAACCGTGTTGCAACGGTGACCGTATCCTCCACCACCGGATTTAAGCGCGGCGACAAAATCAGCTTCACTGGCGTGAAATTCCTGTCTCAGATGGCGAAGAACGTGCTGACTGATGACGCGACTTTCTCAATCACCCGTGTGATCGATGATACTCACATCGAAATCACGCCGAAGCCTATTGCGCTGGATGACGCGTCACTGACAAAAGAAGAGAAGGCTTACGCTAACGTAAACACCTCTCTTGCTGATACCACTCCGGTAAACGTTCTGAACGTGGCAACAACCACCGCTAACGTGTTCTGGGCTGATGACTCAATCCGCCTGCTGTCTCAGCCGATCCCGGTAACCCATGAACTGTTTGCTGGCATGAAAACGTCTTCCTTCAGCATTCCTGGTATTGGTGTTAACGGCATCTTCGCAACGCAGGGTGATATCAACACTCTGTCTGGTAAGTGCCGTATTGCTGTGTGGTATTCAGCATGTGCTGTACGACCAGAGGCAATTGGTGTTGGTCTGCCTAACCAGACTGCGTGATAACCAGAGGGAGCTTCGGCTCCCTTTTTTATCTGGAGACAAGCATGACACACATGATCTTTCGTCATGGCGACATGAAGAAGTGGAAAGGCGTTGGCTACGACTTTGAAATCGTGAAAGCCGAAGAGCTTCAGGAATATCTGGATGCTGGTTGGTTTTCACATCCTGATGACCTTTTGAAGGATGTTGCAGAGCCAGAGCCAGAGCCAGAGCCAGAAGAAAAACAGCGTAAAAAGCCTGGTCGAAAACCTAAGGCGGCAGCAGATGAACCTGACAACGAAGGGTGATTTAGTTCTTGCGGCATTACGTAAGCTCGGTGTGGCATCAAATGCCACGTTAACCGATGTCGAACCGCAGTCTATGGAAGACGGCGTCAACGACCTTGAAATGATGATGGCTGAATGGCTTGGCGGTGATGCGTCACCTGGTATCAACGTTGGCTACATTTTTGCTGATGCAGATGTTGCTCCGGATCCGGGCGATGAGCACGGCTTATCAAATGACGCTATAAATGCCGTCATTTTCAACCTTGCCTGCCGCATTGCTCCGGATTATGCGCTGGAAGCGCCTGCAAAACTTATAACCACTGCCAGATACGGGAAAGAGCGACTCGTCAAACTGTCTGCAATGGACAGAGCAAAAGCCGCTAAATGTAAGTCCGGTTATCCAAACCGTATGCCTGTTGGTAGCGGTAACCAGTTGGCGAAGTGGAATGGTTGGAATTACTTCCACCGAAAGGAACCTTGCGATAACGGGAGCGAATAATGCCGATTCAGCAACTTCCGCTTATGAAAGGTGTCGGCAAAGACTTCCGAAACGCCGACTATATCGACTATCTGCCAGTGAATATGCTGGCTACACCCAAAGAAATCCTGAACAGCAGCGGATATCTTCGCTCATTCCCGGGCATTGCCAAACGTTCTGATGTGAACGGTGTATCTCGAGGCGTCGAGTACAACATGGCGCAGAATGCTGTTTATCGCGTGTGTGGCGGCAAGCTGTACAAAGGAGAAAATGCAGTCGGTGATGTTGCCGGAAGTGGTCGCGTATCAATGGCGCATGGTCGGACATCTCAGGCTGTAGGCGTTAATGGTCAACTGGTCGAGTATCGTTATGATGGCACGGTTAAAACCGTCTCAAACTGGCCTACAGACAGCGGTTTTACTCAGTATGAGTTAGGCTCAGTCCGCGACATTACGCGCTTACGTGGGCGTTATGCGTGGTCAAAAGACGGCACAGATTCATGGTTTATCACTGACCTTGAAGACGAATCGCATCCTGACCGATACAGCGCACAATATCGTGCTGAGTCTCAGCCTGACGGTATTATCGGCATCGGAACATGGCGAGACTTCATCGTCTGCTTTGGTTCATCGACGATTGAATATTTCTCCCTGACTGGTGCAACCACCGTTGGTGCTGCTTTGTATGTCGCACAGCCATCACTGATGGTGCAGAAAGGCATTGCCGGGACTTACTGCAAAACGCCATTCGCTGATTCGTATGCGTTCATCAGCAATCCGGCAACAGGTGCGCCATCTGTATACATCATCGGCTCCGGTCAGGTATCACCAATCGCCAGCGCGAGCATTGAGAAAATCCTCCGCTCCTACACTGCTGATGAACTGGCTGATGGCGTGATGGAATCGCTGCGATTTGATGCTCATGAGTTGCTGATTATCCACCTTCCGCGCCATGTACTCGTATACGACGCATCTTCAAGCTCCAATGGCCCGCAATGGTGTGTGCTGAAAACAGGCCTGTATGACGATGTGTACCGCGCTATCGACTTCATTTACGAAGGCAATCAGATAACGTGCGGCGATAAGCTGGAGTCCGTGACCGGGAAATTGCAGTTCGACATCAGCAGTCAGTACGGGCTTCAACAGGAACACCTGCTGTTTACTCCGTTGTTCAAAGCGGATAATGCCAGAGTGTTCGATCTTGAGGTTGAATCGTCAACTGGCGTTGCGCAGTACGCCGACCGCCTGTTCCTCTCTGCAACCACTGACGGCATAAATTACGGGCGTGAGCAGATGATTGAGCAGAATGAACCGTTCGTTTACGACAAACGCGTTTTGTGGAAGAAAGTAGGGCGCATCAGGAAAAACATTGGCTTCAAATTGCGCGTTATCACGAAGTCACCTGTCACTCTGTCTGGCTGCCAGATAAGGATTGAGTAATGGCGGATTCGAATCTCAATGTGCCGGTAATCATCCAGGCTACGCGGCTCGATACATCAGTCCTTCCACGCAATATATTCTCGCAGTCATATCTGTTGTACGTTATCGCACAGGGTACTGATGTTGGTAACGTGGCGAACAAGGCCAACGAGGCCGGACAGGGCGCTTATGACGCACAAGTCAGGAACGATGAGCAGGATGTGATTCTTGTCGATCACGAAATTCGACTGGCATCAGCTGAAGCGAAGATTCAGGACCACGAAACAAGGATCACTAACGCAGAAGCGGCGATAGTCGGCCTTGATTCACGATTAACGACAGCAGAAAACGATATTGATTATCTGACGGATGAAGTTGTCGCCATTCAAAACACGCTATCAGACCATGAAACGCGCATCGATGCTCTTGAGTATGCCACTACGCGCAAGAAGTCAGAAGTTGTTTACTCTGGCGTATCTGTAACCATCCCGACAGCGCCGACCAACCTTGTTAGCCTGCTGAAAACGCTCACGCCGTCATCCGGCACGTTGACACCATTCTTCGACACCGTTAACAACAAGATGGTTGTGTTCAACGAGAATAAAACCTTGTTCTTCAAGCTGTCGATCGTCGGGACGTGGCCCAGCGGAACCGCCAACAGGTCAATGCAGCTAACCTTTTCCGGCTCTGTTCCTGACACACTGGTTAGCAGTCGTAATGCGGCGACAACAACCGACAACATCCTGTTAGCTACGTTCTTCAGCGTGGATAAAGACGGCTTTCTTGCCACAAATGGCAGTACGTTAACCATTCAGTCAAATGGTGCGGCGTTTACTGCCACAACCATCAAGATAATCGCGGAGCAGTAATGATTCAGTTCAAACCAACGCGAAACATCGACCTGATCGAAGCAGTCGGAAATCACCCTGACATTATTGCCGGAAGCAACAACGGTGATGGATACGAATACAAGCATGAATGCCGTTACTTTGAGGTTAACGTGCACGGTCAGTTTGGCGGCATTGTTTACTATCAGGAGATTCAGCCGCTGACATTCGATTGCCACGCCATGTACCTGCCAGAGATTCGCGGATTCAGCAAGGAAATAGGGATGGCGTTCTGGCGATACATTTTGACCAACACCACCGTTCAGTGCGTCACATCATTTGCTGCACGCAAATTCCGCCACGGTCAGATGTACTGCGCAATGATTGGCCTTAAGCGTGTAGGAACCATCAAGAAATACTTCAAAGGCGTGGATGACGTGACTTTTTACAGCGCCACACGCGAAGAACTAATCGACTTCCTGAATCACGGGAGATAGCCATGTTATATGCATTTAAGCTGGGCAGAAAACTGCGCGGCGAGGAACCTTATTGCCCTGAAAAAGGCGGGAAAGGTGGCAGCTCTGATAAAAGCGCAAAGTATGCCGCAGAAGCCCAGAAGTATGCCGCAGACCTGCAAAATCAGCAGTTCAACACCATCATGAACAACCTGAAGCCGTTTACTCCTCTGGCTGATAAGTATGTCGGCAGCCTCGAAAACTTATCGTCTCTGGAGGGGCAAGGTCAGGCGCTAAACCAGTATTACAACTCTCAGCAGTATAAAGACCTTGCAGGTCAGGCTCGCTATCAGAGTCTGGCGGCAGCGGAAGCAACAGGTGGATTGGGTTCCACCGCAACCAGTAATCAGTTAGCAACAATCGCACCAACGCTTGGTCAGCAGTGGCTATCTGGTCAGATGAACAACTACCAGAATCTGGCAAATATCGGTCTTGGCGCTCTTCAGGGGCAGGCAAACGCCGGGCAAACATATGCCAACAACATGAGTCAGATTTCGCAGCAAAGTGCGGCTCTTGCAGCGGCAAATGCCAACAGACCATCAGCAATGCAATCTGCTATTGGCGGAGGTGCGTCTGGTGCTATTGCTGGGGCTGGACTTGCGAAATTAATCGGTTCATCAACTCCGTGGGGGGCTGCGATCGGCGGCGGTCTTGGTCTGCTTGGCTCGTTGTTTTAAGGGGTAATCATGGCTACGTGGCAACAGGGTATTAATTCTGGTGGTTTTCTGGCTGGCATCGGTACGCAAAATGAGAATGCGCCAAAGGCAAGCGACATTAACGCAACGCTTGGTCTGATCCGCGAAAACAATGAACTGGCTCGCTCAGGTGCAAATAACGTTGGCCTGACCGCCTTACGTGGTCTGGCTGGAGTTGCTGATATTTACAATCAGGAACAGCAACAGAAAGCTATTAGTGCGTTCAATAAGGTTCACGCTGATGCATGGGCTTCTGGTGATCCATCGGGACTATTTAAGTTTGCCCAGGAAAATCCAGCGTTTGTTGCACAGGCACAACAGGCGTTTTCCGGTCTTAATGATCAGCAACGCAACGATATGGGCGATTTAGCCATGAGGGCTAACGTCGCTCTTTCTCAGGGACCGGAAGCCTACAGTAAATTCATTACTGACAACAAGGACAGGTTAAATCGTGTGGGTGCGAATGCTGACTGGATGATTCAGACAGGTATTCAGAATCCAGAGCAGCTATCACACATGCTGACTACTATGTCTCTCGGTGCGCTTGGACCAGAAAAGGCGTTTGCTGTTCAGGATAAGATGGCTGGTCGTGAAATTGACCGAGGCAGGCTGGCAGAGACAATCCGCAGCAATCAGGCTGGCGAGGCACTTCAGGCGAGAGGGCAAAACCTTTCCTATCAGTCAGCAATGACTGGGCACAATATTGCAGCACAACGCTTGGCTCTGGATCAGCAAGAGTTCGGGTTTAAGATGCAGCAAGCGCAGGAAAAGGCTCAGCAGTTGATTAGCGAAGCACCTAAGCTGTCAGTAAACATGGAAAAAGGCATCGAGACGGCTGTAAACAATGCCACAGCATCATCAAACTCAGCCAATTCCATGAGTGCGCTTGCTCAACAGTTCAGAGCAGAAAAACCAACGACAGGTTTGTTTGGTAACGCACAGAACATGTTCGCAAAACTTACCGGAAGCGATACGACATTGCGTGATTTGCGCATCCGCCAAAATGCCCTTGTTAACAGTCAGGTTCTTAAATTCCTACCTCCCGGCCCCGCAACGGATAAAGACGTTGAGATCGTTCGACAGGGTGCGCCAACTGACATGGATAACCCTGAGACGGTCGCAAGATGGCTTGATGCAATGGCAAACCTTGAGCGACGAAACGCGCAGTTTAATGAGTTTAAAGCTGAGTGGATGAGCGCGAATGGCAACCCTGGACAATCGCGTAATGGCGGTCAGATATTGGGGTTGGATGTTAAAAAAGGTGAATCATTGGGGAGTGCCGTTAAGCGGTATATGTCAATGAATACTGACGCAGCGCCAGCACAAGATTCGACACCTTCAGGTGAACCACGGAATCAGGTTGGATCATATACCTCAAAATCAGGCATTCAATTTACGGTGGAATGATGAAAGTAACTGCAAACGGTAAGACATTTACCTTTCCTGATGATACGAGCACCGAAGATATTGGCACCGCCATTGATGAGTATTTTGCTGGTCAGGCTGTTCAGCAACAAACAGTTAATCAGGCCAATAATGCACCAACACGGGAAGAACCATCATTGATGCAACAAGCTGGCGATTGGCTCACTGGTGGTCAAAGTGCAGGGCAAATTGCAGAACAGGCTGGTCGTGGTCTGGTAAACATACCATTTGACGTATTGCAGGGTGGCGCAAGTCTGATTAATGCAATCAGTCAGGGGCTTGGTGGGCCAAAAGTATTGGATGATGTCTATCGTCCAGTCGATCGACCGACAGACCCTTATGCGCAAGCTGGAGAAACAATTGGCGGGTATTTAGTTCCAGGAGTTGGAACGGCAGGAAGCATGGCTATCGGATCACTGGCAGAGGCCGCAAATCAGAAAGGCGATTTCGCACAAAATGCAGCTAAAAATGCCGGAGTTAACCTTGCCGCTCAGGGTGTTCTTTCCGCAGCAGCAAAGGGAATAGGGCGTGGAATAACGGCTATAAAAGGTGATATTGCGCCAGAAGTGGCGAAGAAAATTGCCACATCAGAATCGATGGGCGTGACACCAATGACATCTGATGTTATCCCGCCGAAAAATGCTTTCACTCGTGGCCTTACTCAGGATGCCGAGGGTGCTTTGCTCGGGACAGGCTCAAAGCGAGCGGAGCAATATGCAACGCGTAGTAAACTGGTAAGCAATTATTTTGACCGTTTTGGTGAGTATAACCCTGATGATGTGGTGAAATCTCTGACCACCACGTTAAGGGGGCGGAAGGATGCCGCTGGCGCTGTTATCAATGACGTCACCAATAAAATGGGTAATGCCGCAGTTGATACCACAAATACCATGAATGCTCTGAATACAGCGATCGCAAGACAGGAACGGCTTGGGACGTCTGCCAATCAAAGCCTGCTTACATCCTTGCGTAACCTACGTGAAGAATTAGCAAACCCTGCAACTGATTTGGATGTTACGTTTGATCTCTTGCGTCAGCACAGAACAGCATTTAGATCTAATGTTCAGGGAGATGCTATGGTCTTCCCCAACCAGGCAAAAGCAGCTACCAATATGGTAGAGAATGCAATGTCAAAAGACCTTCGTAACGCAGTTGCTAAAAACCTCGGTGCATCAGACGCGGCAAAATACCTTAAAGCAAATTCCGATTATGCAAACGTTTATAATAAGGTGCTTAATAAAAACATTGCTAACAAGCTCAACAAGGCAAGCAGTGAAGCCAGTCCTGAACTTATAAATACCGTTGTATTAAGCAGAAAACCATCTGACGTGAAACGAATCTGGAGCGCATTGGATAATAAAGGGAAAGATGCTATGCGTGCAGCTTATGTCAGCAAAATAGCGGAAAAGGCCGGTGACTCTCCAGCCAAGTTCATCACTGAAGTTAATAAGCTGAAATCTCAATCAGGCGGTGAAATTTACAACACTATTTTTTCTGGAAAGCACATGAAAGAGCTTGATTCTCTTCATGAAGTTCTACAGCAAACAGCAAGGTCAGACACCGCAAATGTAGTAACTCAGACGGGGCAATCGCAAGCCAACCGGATAAGGACGATTGGCGCAACTGCGACTCTTGGCGTATCAATGGGGCTTGAGGCTGGCTTTGGTGCAATGATGCGTTTGTATGAGTCTAAAGCAGCAAGAAACATGCTTCTCCGCCTTGCAAACGTCAAGCCTGGAACTCCGGCATATGAGCGAGCGTTAAATCAGGCTGCTAACGCCGTTCGCCCTCTCCTAACTAACGAAGCTACCAGGCAGTAGAAATGAACGCCAAGGAAGGCTATTTAATTCTCTTTTCAATGGCTGCAATTATTGCTTTTCCTGATGTTTCAGGAGATTTTGTAGCCATATAAGACGAAAAAATCATGTCGGTCATTCTTTCATAACTTACTATTTCCCACTTAGCCAATGCATGGGACAGTTTGTAGTTGTCATCAGTTAGTGCCCTTATGGAATTTTTTAAGTGTTTATTCTCTTCTGTTAATCGCGCAATTTTTGTATCAATTTCATGTGAGTGATCTAATTCCTTAACCTGTTTCTTGAGGGCAGCTAACCCTGCATATAGTACGCAACAGGATATCCCAAGAGCGAGTACGACTATTTCTAACACACCAACCTCCTTAGTTTTTCGCAGGATACCATGAAAAAAGTAAACATCTTTTGCCTACTTCACATTTGAATGGTTTGTCATTAGGATATTTCCGGTTTTTTCAAATATGGAAATTGATATGAAGAGGATTATCGGCGTTGTTGCTGGCGCTATATTGTTATCTGGGTGCGCAACTATTGTTGGTGACGAAACACAGCTCGTGCAAGTGAACAGCAATCCTTCCGGTGCGAGCTTTAAAGTAAAAGACGAATCAGGCGTGATTGTTGCGCAAGGCAAGACCCCGCAAGGAGTAACTCTTGCCAAGTCAGATGGTAGTTATTTTGGCAAAAAGAGCTACCAGATCACTATGGAAAAGGATGGGTACGAACCAGTTACCCTGCCAATCAAAGCCAATGCTAATGGTTGGTATATTGGTGGAAACCTTGTGTTTGGTGGGTTAATTGGTTGGCTTGCTGTAGATCCTTTTAATGGTGGGATGTATACCTTGAAGCCAAAAGAGGCAAACGCATCTCTTATACCATCAACAAAGCAAGACTAATAAATAGGACCCACCTTCAGGTGGGTTTTTTGTACAAATCCTTCAGCGTATCAAACACCATCTTCTTAACAAGCTCTGACTGCTCATCAGCGAGTCGTTCTGCATCGTCGCGATATCCAGTCACAGGCGATGGTTTTGATAGAGCATCTTGGACGATTTGTAACAACTCGGAGTTCATTGATCTCCCATTCGCCTCCGCCCTGAATTTTAATTTCTCCCTTACTTCCATAGGCATACGGAAGTTAAAGTGCGGATCATCTCTAGCCATGCCATCACTCCAAGTTAGTGTATTGACATGATAGAAGCACTCTACTATATTCTCAATAGGTCCACGGTGGACCTATATTGTGAGGTGAATATGAAAGGAATGAGCAAGATGCCGCAGTTCAATTTGCGGTGGCCTAAAGAAGTATTGGATTTGGTACGCAAGGTGGCGGAAGAGAATGGTCGGTCTGTTAACTCTGAGATTTATCAGAGAGTAATGGAAAGCTTTAAGAAGGAAGGGCGCATTGGCGCGTAAAGTTGAAGCCCCAACTGCGGGAACAGTCAGGGCTTCGGTATCAACAAATCGGATTAGGAAATATTGACATGAAAAGTATAGCAAAGGCACAAAACGATTTCACCATCTTCAAATTCGGCGACAGTGAAATCCGCGTCATCAACAAATGCGGTGAGCCGTGGTTTGTAGCAAAAGATGTTTGTGATGCTTTAACCCTGACTAACTCACGCAAGGCGCTTACTGCACTTGATGACGATGAAAAGGGAGTAACTTTAAGTTACACCCTTGGTGGTGAGCAGAATCTAAGCATTGTTAGCGAATCAGGTATGTATACATTGGTTCTGCGCTGCCGCGATGCTGTCAATAAAGGTTCGGTCCCGCACAAATTCCGCAAGTGGGTAACAGCAGAAGTTCTACCTTCAATTCGCAAACATGGCGAGTATGTGAAAGGCAAGAAAACCACTGTTGAGGAAAGAACGCCGCTACGCGATGCAGTAAACATGCTGGTAGGAAAGAAAGGACTTCGCTATGACGATGCATACAATATGGTTCATCAGCGTTTTGGTATTGACAGCATTGATGAACTTTCAATTGAACAAATCCCGCTGGCCGTAGAGTACATCCACAGGGTAGTGCTTGAAGGCGAGTTTATCGGCAAACAAGAGAAGAAAGCAAACGAGCTTTCTGCAAAAGAAGCAAACAGCCTTGTATGGCTATGGGATTATGCTAACCGTTCACAGGCATTATTCCGCGAACTGTATCCGGCATTAAAACAAATTCAATCGAACTATTCCGGCAGATGCTACGACTACGGTCATGAATTCTCGTATGTTATCGGAATGGCGAGAGACGTTTTAATAAACCACACACGAGATGTTGATATTAATGAGCCAGACGGACCAACGAATCTTTCCGCATGGATGAGACTTAAGAATAAAGAATTACCTCCTTCAGTACATAACTACTGACAGATAACCAACGCAACACCCAGCTTCGGCTGGGTTTTTTTATGCCCAAAATTCACCGTAGCCATGCTGCGGCGATTCCTTGTATCTGGAGCAAATTAAATGACAGACATTACCTACTCAACAGATGGTCAGCAACCATGTTTGCTGCCTTATAAGCTATAGCCGCTTCATCAATGGTGTTGAATCTCCCAATGGTTATGTTTTTACCTGAGACATTTATCTGAGCTTGCCATTGATTTCTGGCTTGACAGAAAGTTACCCCCTTGATTCCAGCATTGCTATTTCGAGGTCCGACATTTAATGCATTTACGACTCTGCTAACATCCCTAAGGTTTGAGATTGCGTTATTTCTTCTGTTTCTATCAATGTGGTCAATCTCTTGTTTGGGCCATTCGCCATATACATACAGCCAGGCAAGTCTATGTGCAAAATATCTTACGCCATCAATATTAATTGCGTTATATCCATAAGAAATTGTGCCAGCAACTTTCCCAACAGCACCTCTGGCGCTTAATTTCTTTTTCCAAGTGAAAATTCCTGTTTCTTTATTGTAATCGAGAACCTCCATAAGGCGCTCCCGAGTTACTACCTCGTGACGTCTCTTACTCATTATTTTCTCCGGAATGTTTATTATGCCAGAACAATTATACAACGTAGTTGTTTCACAACCAAGTCAGTTATTTACTTTAGCTCGCTCGTTTAAAGCAAATGCCAATGGCAAAATTTATATCGGTAAAATTGACACTGACCCGGTAAATCCTGAAAACCAGATTCAGGTTTATGTAGAAAACGAAGACGGTTCTCACGTTCCTGTTTCGCAACCAATAATCATTAACGCTGCTGGATATCCGGTATATAACGGACAGATTGCCAAGTTTGTAACCGTGCAAGGCCATTCTATGGCTGTTTATGATGCGTACGGTGCTCAGCAGTTCTATTTTCCGAATGTGCTGAAGTACGATCCAGATCGCCTTGAGCAAAGACTCGGAGAGAGTACAGGATCAATTCTTGTTGGTGACCCATTAGACACTACCGTTGCTAACGCCTTGTCTCGACGTATTTACACTATAGAAACTGTAACACAGTTACTGGAAACAGACTTTAGTGGCGTACCAGATGGAATGCACGTCAGAACGTACGTAAACGGGAAAGGAGTAAAAAACGTATCAGAATGGGTTATTTCCTCCAATCAGGATCTCAATACTTTTAGCCTGACGTTGCCCGCAGGTAAATACGCCAATCTGGTATGTTTCCCTGACATGAACTATGCATCATTCGAGTTCGGCGGAACTGATGTTGAAAACGTAGCTGCAGTTGATGAGGGGAACCGCGTTGCTCGTGCGCAGGAAAATGTACGTAGTCTGTCATTCCCGGCAGGGAAGTATAGTATTGGTGCATTTACCCTCGATGTTGATAAGCGCTACTTTTCCTTTGGCGGCGCCGGTTGGGACTTAACAACCCTGATCTCCACAACAACCGGGATATCTATGCATCACATTGGAATCGACCCTAGGGATAGAACGAAAGACCGTGAGCATTTCTACCAAAGCGTAGGAGGTTTTCTTATCGATGGTGATATAGCTAACAAGGGAGATTCAGCATCTTCAAGAACTGTATCTACTGCTCACTATGCTGACCTGTCATATAAATCTGTAGGGCATAGGCTTTCTAATGTAGATATCTGCGGGCTTGTTTGTAATTGGCATGGCCACACGCAAGGAAGAACTAATGGAACTACCGTTACCCAAAATTCGGTAAGGGTAAGGAACAATGCTGCCAAGCTTAAGGGATATATAGGAGGATCCAATGATAAACAGATTTCTGTATCTATTCATGGCCCAAGAACAACTCTTTCCGCTGCCGCTTCGGCTGGCGATACCACTATACAAGTAACATCAGCAGCTGGGCTTTCAATATTTGACGTTATTGCAATTGAGGGTGGAACTCTTGAAGCTAAATACATAACTGCAATTTCAGGAAATACATTGACCCTCGACTCTGCTCTGGTTTATGCCCATACTATGGGGGGAGCAGCATATCTTCAGGTGTATGGAACTGAGCTCTCAGGTACAGTCGAGGTTGGAATTATATATGTAGGTAATAGTAGTGGCACTGAAATACACGGATTATATGCTGAGCAATCTAAGGTTTTCATAACAGGACTTGTCATGGGCGTTGAAGTACATGGTTGCAGCATAATTCAATCTAATCCCACCGTTCAGGTAGATTATGCTGACAGAGCATCAACAATTTCTATCCATGACAACAACACTAACTTCTCCATTCAAGTTAACGTCTTTGATAAGGCTGGCGCAGTAAATACAAGCTTTGACCTGTACAACTGTCCTGATATTAAGATCCACCAAAGCACAAGGGCGCAAAACAAAATCACATTAAATGGTGCATTTTCATTGTCATCTCTCTTTGTATCAAGAACGTACGATACAACATTAACTGATAAAAACTTTGCTCGTATGGAGTTTACCGGTTTATATTTCGAACTGGCAGCCGGCGCAGCAGCAGCTGATGCACTTCGCCTTGCTCTTGTACCATCTGCTTTTGGTTATGACGGATATACATTCGATTTAAACATTGTTTGCCGTAGACAATCAGGCGTTGTTCCAGGAATATTGAAGCGAGTTGGAAGGGCGTCTACAGACATGACCAATCAATCAATTGACACTGTTTCTCTTGTGAATAGCTACCCTCAGTACAACGCCACAACAGGTGTTGATGTACAGTTTGGCGCTACAGCATCTAGGGCATCTGTCACATGCCGCGGCGAGGCCGCGGGCGGGCAAACTACTAAATTCTCTATATCTGGAGTAATTACAAGCATTCTTTAA